TACAAAATGTTCTAGTAAATTAAATAAACAAAATAATAAAAAAATACAGGGCAGAATAACAAAAATAAATAATTATTTTAAAAAAAGTCCAGAATTAATTAATACAACTCCATTCGGTCAAAACGTTAAAGCTATGATGGCTATACGTTTAGATAAAGATACAGGTAATTTTTTTTCTAGATTAAAATCGGATGACTATTATTTACAAAAAGCAAAAGATGGTCGTTTATTTGATTTATTTGATGTAAGTCCGGTAGCGGGTAGAAAACCTGGTGGAAGATTTGCAACTAATGTAAATATAACACCTAATCAATTTAATAGAGCTTTTGTACAAAGTCAGTTAACAAATTTTTTTAACAAAGGTGTTAACGAAGAAACAGCTACACAGTTAGATGGTATTTTAAAAGAAAGAAATATACGTGTTGAACTTCCAAACGTTGGAAGAGTAGGTGCTGCAGCAGATGTTGCTTTTGATAGCACAACAGGTTCTTTCCCTAGAATTATAAAAACACTAGAATCAATGGAAGCGCCAGAAGAAATAAAAAATTTATTTAGATCCGTAGCGGAATTAAAACCTGGAAGTAAATCTTTTAGAGCGGTTTGTACTAATTTAAAAGCAAGCGGGGGGACAGTAGATAGCTGTTTAGAAATCATTGCAAAAGATCCCGAAGCTGCTGCAAATAAATTTAAAAATTTAGATGTACAAAGTGGACCGCTTGCAAAAGTTAAAAATGCTGCAACAAGTTTTTTACAAAGTCCTTTAACAAGAGGTGCTGGTAAGTTTGGTGCGATTGCAGCAGGTGGTGCAGTAGCCGCGGGTTTTGTTAAAAAATTTATGAACGACGATCCAACAACTTATTTGTCAAACGAAGAGCAACAAAAAAATATGTTAATGGATATGGTGACAGGATCATTAGATGATACACCACAAGAAAGTCCAGCAATCGGAGATGCGTATCTTCCAGCATTAGGAACAGCAGCTGTAGCAGGTACAGCAGCAGTTGCACCATCAACAATTGAGGCTGCAAGAAGTGGCGCGTTAGGTGCAAAGAAATCTGGTATTACAAAAACAGCATTAAAAACTTTAGGTAGAGGATTATCTGCAGCAGCTTCACCAATTGGATTACTTGCAACAGAACCTTTGTATTTAGCTGAACAAGTACAACAAGGAGATTCGTTAACTGATATTGCAACAAACCCATTTAACTATATGGGTGCAGCATTTGCAGGTCCTGCAACTGAGTTTGCAACAAAAGGAATAAATCCTACAATTGCAAAAACAATGAGACTAGGAATTAGCCCTACAACTTTAAAAACAGTATCGCGTAGATTTGGATTACCGGGTCTAGCATTATCAATGGGTATCAGTGGTTATGAAATGTTTGATGACTACAGAAATAAGAGAGGTATGTTTAGTGAAGAATAAAACTCTTGTTGCAAATATGCAACACGTCAAATTTAAGGAAATCCCACCACTTAAGGGACCAGACTCACAAGGGTTGAATGTTCCTACAAAACAGGTTACAACAATAAAGAACTCGGAGAATATAAATGGCAGATATAGACAAAGCCCTACCAAACGTAGAGACTGAAATTAAAATACCTGGACAAGACGAAATCGTCGAAGCTCAACAAGAAACTATTGAAGAGCAGGTTGGTCCAGATGATATTGAAGTAACTCAAGAAGAAGACGGAGGAGCAACAATTAATTTTGATCCCGAAGCAGTTAATGCAGGTGGAGGAGAATCACACTTCGATAACTTAGCAGAATTATTACCAGAAGATATTTTAGGTAAACTAGGTTCTGAACTTGTAGCAAATTACAATCAATATAAATCTTCAAGAAAAGATTGGGAAGATAGTTACACAAAAGGATTAGACCTTTTAGGATTTAAATACGAAAACCCAACACAACCTTTCCAAGGAGCAAGTGGTGCAACGCACCCTGTTCTTGCAGAAGCGGTTACACAGTTTCAAGCACAAGCTTATAAAGAATTATTACCGGCCAATGGTCCAGTCCACACTAGAATAATTGGACTTGCAGACAGAGCCAAAGAAGAACAATCAAACAGAGTTAAAGAATTCATGAACTATCAGCTCATGGATGTGATGAAGGAGTATGAACCCGAGTTCGATCAAATGCTTTTTTATCTCCCTCTTGCCGGCTCTGCGTTCAAGAAAGTTTATTACGATGAAATTCTTGGCAGAGCCGTGTCAAAATTTGTACCGGCTGATGATTTAGTAGTCCCTTACACTGCAACATCTTTAGAAGATGCAGAGTCTGTTATTCACATGATTAAAATGTCTGAAAACGAAGTTAGAAAAAAACAAGTTTCAGGTTTTTATAAAGACATAGAATTAACACCAGGCTACAATGAAGAAACAGAAGTGCAGAAAAAAGAAAGAGAGTTGGAAGGTGTTAAGAAAACACAAGATGAAGACATCTTTACAATTTTAGAAGTACACACAGACATAGACCTTGAAGGATTTGAAGACAAAGATTCACAAGGTGAACCAACAGGAATTAAACTTCCTTATGTTGTAACTATTGAAATGGGTAGTAGAGAAGTATTATCTATTAGAAGAAATTTCCAAGCAGAAGATCCAACAAAATCTAAAATAGATTACTTTGTACATTTTAAATTTTTACCTGGAATGGGTTTTTACGGTTTTGGATTAATACACATGATCGGTGGTTTATCGAGAACTGCAACACAAGCTTTAAGACAACTATTAGATGCGGGTACATTAAGTAATTTACCAGCAGGATTTAAACAAAGAGGAATAAGAGTAAGAGACGAAGCACAAGCAATTCAACCTGGAGAATTCAGAGATGTAGATGCGCCTGGAGGAAGTATCAAGGATGCATTTATGCCATTACCATTTAAAGAACCATCACCAACTTTATTGCAGTTGATGGGTATTGTGGTATCGGCAGGGCAACGATTTGCCGCCATCGCTGACATGCAGGTCGGAGACGGCAACCAACAAGCAGCTGTTGGGACGACTATTGCTCTATTAGAACGTGGTTCAAGAGTCATGTCAGCCATACATAAGAGATTGTATGTGGCGATGAAGAATGAATTTAAATTATTAGCAGGTGTTTATAAAACTTATCTGCCACAAGAGTATCCATACGACGTAGTTGGTGGACAAAGAAATATTAAAGTTGCAGATTTTGATGATAAAGTAGATATTATTCCAGTTGCAGACCCAAATATCTTTTCTCAATCACAAAGAATTAGTTTAGCACAAACAGAATTGCAACTTGCAATGTCAAATCCGCAAATGCACAACCTATATGAAGCATTTCACTCAATGTATTCAGCGATTGGTGTAAAAAATATTGATAAAATCTTACCACCACCGCAACAACCGACTCCAATGGACCCTGCAGCAGAAAATATTCTTGCAATGTCGGGTAAACCGTTCCAAGCTTTCAAAGGACAGGACCATCAAGCGCATATTACAACCCATTTAAACTTTATGGCGACTAATATTGCAAGAAATAGTCCGGCTGTAATGGGTGCACTAGAAAAAAACATCTTTGAACACATATCTTTAATGGCACAAGAGCAATTAGAGGTAGAATTTAGAGAAGAAATTGCACAATTGATGCAAATGCAACAAATGGCGCAACAAAACCCAATGTTACAGCAAGATCCGCAGTATCAACAACAGATTATACAAATGTCTATGAATTTAGAGTCTAGAAAAGCAAAATTAATTGCAGAAATGACTGGAGAATTTAAAGATGAAGAAAATAAAATCATGGGAGAGTATGGTGGAGACCCAATTGCTAAATTAAAAGCAAGAGAACTTGATTTACGAGCTATGGATGACAATGCTAAACGTGAACAAGAGCAAGAAAAGATTAATTTAGATAAATCTAAACAATTAATGGGTCAACAACAATTTGATGAGAAATTACAACAAAACGAAGAATTAGCAGAACTTAGAGCTGATACATCGCTAGAAAAAACACAAATGGGAATTGACGCAAAAATGGTCAATGATATGATGAAACAAACAGATGTTAGGATCTTGAAAGGTCCTAAGAGATAGTATAAGGAGAATATATGAAAAAAAATAAAAACTCAAATGTCACTCCAGAATTAGGTGCTGATAAGGATGGTATGCAACAAGGCGGAATCGTTATTGAAGCAACTAAACCTAATGAATCACAAGTTGTGGAAGTAAGAGGCACTAAAAGACTTAGAGCTGACAAAAAACCTGTAAAGGCTACTTGGTACTAACATGTGGTTTCAGGCAATTAAATTAGCCGTTTCTGCTGGAAGTAAAATTTACGCTAATAAACAAAAAACTAAAATGGCCATGTCTGACGCGCAGTTAATGCACGCATCTAGAATGGCTGAAGGCAAAGAAGCTTACCAAGGTAAACTTCTAGAAGCCCGACAGTCCGACTGGAAGGACGAGGCGGTTTTGGTCATATTGTCGGCGCCCATAGCGGTGCTGGCGTGGGCGGTCGTGAGTGACGATCCGACGGCTATGGACAAAGTAAATTTGTTCTTTGATCATTTCTCGTCTCTCCCTTCATGGTTCACAAATTTATGGATCCTTGTCGTAGCGTCAATTTATGGTATAAAGGGTACACAAATATTTAAAAATGGCGGTAAAAAATAATGAGCAAAAAATCTAGAAAACGAAATAAAAAAATTTTAGGATTATTAGGTGTACTTGGTGCAGGGTTAATGGCTTCAAGAAATAAAGGAACTGCAGCAGCAAATGTTGATAGTGGCAGAGATGGTGACAGCTCTAGCGCACGAGCAAGAGTTAAAGCAAACACTCCTGTGTCTAAGGTAGTAACAGGAACAACTTATCCTGGTGAAAATGAATTTAAAGAAACCACTGTTAATTTAGGTAAGATGGAAGGATTTGGTCCTGAAAGAGGAGTTATTGGTCAAAGAAAAAGAGCAAACTACGCAACTAGAATCAGAGATAGTCAAAATGCAGATATGATGAGAGCAATGAGATCTAACGATGCATACAGAGGCATGGTTCCAGAAGTAGATTTTTTTAGTGGTGCATCAGCTAAAAAAGGTGGTAGAATTGTTAAAACAAAATCAGGCGGTAAAGCTTTACGTGGATACGGCCGAGCTTACAAAGGGAAAAAATAATATGTCAAATAGAAACTATAATAATCAAACAAATCCGAACAGACAAAAGTTAATGAATGGCGGAAGAGCAAAAAAAATGGGTGGCGGCATGATGAGAAAAGACATGCAGTCTGGTTACTACCCTTCTGATATGGGAATGGCCGGTGGCGCTATGTACGCAAAAGGCGGACCTGTTAAGAAAAAAAAGAAAAGTAAATTTCCAGATCATTCAGGTGATGGTAAAATTACTAAAAAAGATATTTTAATGGCTAAAGGCGTTATTCCTAAAAAGAAAATGAAAAAGAAAAATGCTTAAAAAACTTATTGAAAAACTTTTTGGTAAAAGATGTGCATGCAATGTTAAAGCTGCATGTGATCATGCTAATAATGTATCTAAAAAAGTTAAATATTGTTTAGATTGTAAGTTAATAATAAACGAAAACTAAAAGGACAATACAATGGCAAAACGTGGTCTATACGCAAACATTCACGCTAAAAAAAAGAGAATCGCCGCTGGTTCAGGTGAGAAGATGAGAAAACCTGGAACTAAAGGTGCACCAACTGCTGCTAATTTTAAAAGAGCAGCTAAGACAGCTAAGAAACCTAAAAAGAAAAAATAATGGCTAGCGCAGCTTGGACAAGAAAAGCAGGTAAGTCACCTTCCGGTGGACTTAATGCTAAAGGTCGTGCCAGTTATAAAAAAGGTACACTTAAAGCAC